ACACTTCGTTCTTCCCATGTGTCCAATGTAACAATTTCTTCTGTCGTGCTATCATACAGCGTACTTATCACTGCAGCAGCTGCATCAAGAAATTGCACGAGCACTCTGCCGGTATCATCCGCATTCGTATTCGCTCGGCGAATAGAGAAGCTAGATTCACATCCAGATGCATCAATAACGGCTTCGGAAACGCCGATGTCAAGAAGAGCAATAGTTTGAGATAGAACATTCAGATCGGCACTACCCCCACGGAGAAAATTAGCACCAGCATACGGAGATAACCCTTCGGTCGCTCCAACTTCAACTCGCCAAGTTCCAGCATCCACAGTCCAAGCAAATGGCACTATGTCGGCACCAGTTGCTCCAGTGTCGAATGATCTGTTTGTCAGTAAGTTTGGAAAAGATACGCCGGTTGTTGATCCAGTTGCCACAAGATAAAAATCCCCTAATTCCACAGAAGCTGAGCGCTGCACAAGTGGTACTAAAATTGGTATACCACATTTTGACGATCCAAGATCGGTACTACATTCGGCACTATATAGTTCCAGCACTTCCTGGCTTAAATTCTGTGTGAGGCCACGCAGTTCGACGGTGTATCCACCTTTAGATGAAAACGTGGCTTCACCCAATTTACCTTTGCGCATTTTGATCGCGCCATCAGAAAGAGAATCCCAGTTGACAATACTGACCTTGATCGTCGCATAATCAAACAACCCTCCACGCAGATCGTCTTTGCTAATCACATTGGCATCGAACAATCCACTGACCACAATATTGTCAACAGATAGCCCTGTGTTGCTGGCAATTGCCGAGCGATTAAATCCAGTAGTGGCAGTATAAGTTTCGACGCTATCACCATCATCAAATAGGAGATTGACATCGTGATCAGTCAGATGAAAAACCTCACCATCACGGCGCGTCATTTTCCAAATAGTAGCCAACGTTGTGACGGTACCATCGAGATGGGTCTGTAGTGCTGCACTGAGTGTTTTCACTTAGGTATCTCTAACTTCGATTATCGGCAAGTTAGGGATTGATCCAGCGTTGAATACTGCTAATGTAATACCAAATTGATCCGTATCAAAGCGGCATACAGCGTCAAATTCCAGTGTCACTGATACGTCAGTGCCGGTAGTTGCCGCATGGGTTGAACCAATCGTGACTTCGCCTGTGGTTGTATCTATGGCAACTTGTGTTGAAGATGGCGCTGTATTGTACACCACCGTTTGCTCAACACCGTTAACCTTAGCGACAACTGTACCATTGACAGGCTTTGAGATCAACCTATTAAATGATATCCCACCATCGGTATATGTTCTAAAAAGAGCAAAAGTTGACGTAGAAGTGTCTGTTTGCCCTAAAACTTGATCTGTCATCTCATAATCGGACCAGTCTTTGAATCTGAATGAATGCGCGCGGCCTTGTCTGGCATAAAAGAATGACAGCAATAGAGAGAATTCTTCTTTTGTCTCTATGCCATAACCAATTACCCACTTGCCACGAGTTTGAGACCAGTCAATGTTTCTCTGTTCATGCCCGGAAGACAGTTCAAAAATCGTGGTTTTAAATCTTGGTCCACCAGTAGCTCCACGTTCAACGTCTTCTGGTAGGCGTGTGTCATGAAAAGCCATTAGTTATTCCTATCGTTGCTACGCGCCAGTTCTTGAGCAAGCTTAGCCTGCACTTGTTCCGGCGACCGCATGAATGAATCAGCGTCAGGTGTGACAATTGTTATAGAGATATTTTGCACGATGCCATTAGATTCGTTTTGACCTGCACCAGCTTTTTTAGAGTTTGGTGATACAATTACATCCTCACCTTTTGACACTTTAACCACTGGGCGATTATTGATGCTCAGAAGATTATTGTCAACCCCCGAACGCCCATCAATTTTGAATGATCCACCTTTTGCAAAACCAAGGAGATTTTCATTCACTTCACCTTTTTCTCCATCGTTCAGTCCACGATTGTTTGGATCGCCAAGCACAGCAAACTGATTCAGTTTTTCACCTGGCTGGAACGCTATGATACTACTAGTTTTGGTATTACCACTACCTCCAGAACTACTTCCTGTATTTCCTCCGTTTAATCTTAGTTGTACTTTTTGTTCTGTGACCAGTGCTGCTTGTGCTTTTGCTAATTGTGCTTGAGCAGCCAATAGATTACCCTGCTGTTTAACCAATGCTATTTGTTTACCAACAGCTCTCAATAATGTTTTTGCCCCAGACTCAAAACTACCAGATGCAAGACCTGCTTTATCGACTACAGCCAATGAACTTCGAGAAAATTCTACACCAGCTGCAGAGAGCAATTTAGCTCCTTGCACACCTCCGACAGCTGCACCTTGAGCCATACTCTCTCCAGCTCTTTTTCCACCTTCGGAAATACCAGCTTGCATGTCAGCGATGATTTGATCAAAGTTATCTGAATGAGCCTGTCTCTCAGCATCAGCTGCTTCTTTTCTTTTCTTGATAGTTTCAATAGTTGCTTTATGAATCGAGTCATACATTTTATCGGCGGCTTCTTTTCCGCCTTTAGCAAATGCTTCCTGAATTTTTTGAGAATTAGATTTGGCTGCTTCTTCTCCGCCTTTTTTATGTGCTTCTAAAATGCTACCGGCAGCAGCTTCGCCGCCTTCAAGATGTCCTGCTTTAATTGCTTCTGCAGCTTCCTGCCCATCAATCAATACATTGATAACACTATTCGCTAAACTTGTTATTCCTAGTGCATCCAGAGTTGCTTTTATGCCTTCGAATATAAATTTAACTGCATCCCAAACAGCTTGAGCAATCTGTCTAACAACTTTGAATTCTTTTCCAAGACTAACTAAGGCTGCGATCATAGAACCCACGATTACAACGATGCGTACTATTGGATTTGCTAGGAGCACTCTAAAGAATGTAAGTGTCGCTGTGATGGCTGCAGGTATAGCTTGTCGAGCATAACGAATTAAAATTGCTGTAGATAATGCAATCACAGCAACAGTTGTTCGACTGATCGCATTCTCCGGTCCGCCCAGCGCCGAAACAATAGCCGATCCAGCATTTGCGAAGACCGTGCCTAATCCTTTTACAACACGCACAAGGAAATCAACTGCTGATCCAATCGAACCAATTATTCCACCGGCACTAATCATTTCTCTTCTGAATAGAACCAAAGCAGTAACGGCACCAATGACAACACGCACCAAAATTACCATACTGTTGTTAGATAGAATATTAACTGCCGCCGTAACCGCACCGGTTGCTGCAACAAATGCAAACATGGCTGGCACCAGTATGGATGCAATAGCTCCACCTACAACCAAAACTGCAGGACCAATAATTTTCATATTATTTGCGATGAACAACATTGCTTGAGAGAACGTCGAAGCGATGCCGGTTGCCTCATTCAGTGTATTAATAAAGAAGATGACGTTGTTTTCAAGAACAGTAAAAGACTGTGCGATTGTTGGCACTGTTTTTGCAAATTTGTCGTTTAATTCCACACGCGCTTTTTTGAAAGCATCAAGCACAATTTTTGCGGTAATAGCTCCAGATTTACCCAGCTCACGCAATTCACCACGAGCCACGCCCATGCCTTTCGCGATAACATCAGCAACAGCAGGCAACTGCTCCAAAACAGAACGCAGTTCGTCGCCACGCAGAGCGCCAGATGCCAAACCCTGACCCAACTGAATGATACCGTTTGATGCTTCTTTAGCAGACGCACCAGATAGGATCGTCGCTTGGTTCAAGCTCTCTGTGAAGTTTAGGAGTTCTTGTTGGCTCACACCCATCTCAGCCGTAGCCAGAGCAACACGAGCATAAATATCAGCTGTGCCTTTAAACGCCGATCTGGAGCGGTTAGCGATGTCGCCCAGCTCACTAGTCACACGTTTAAGGTTCTCGGTACCAGTTGTTACCAAGCGCAATCTGTTCTGCATTTCTGTGAAAGTGTCTGAATATTCTTTTAAGACTGACAGGGTTTTTCTGATAGCCAGCAAGCCAAGAATTGCTCGCAGATCATCAACACCATTAGCGGCTTTTTTGCCTGCCTTGCCTACAGCTTGAAGGTTTGAACGGACAATTTTTGAGCCCCTATCAGTGACGACAATCTCAATGCCTTCTCTAATATTTGCCATTTATTATCCTAACTCATCCAGACTGATTCTGCTCTGCCCAGTGCATCAATTGCCGCTCGCACCGCTCGTCTTACGAAACCGGATGGAGCCTGATCACTATGCCCTTCGTTCAAAGCAGTAATGTGTTCTATTCTATTGGTCAAAAACACAGCCTGCTCTGGCTGCGCTTGATCAATCGTTCTATTATTTTTGGAAATAGTAGACACACCGCCCTGGTCTAAACCAGTTGATATGTCAGAACCAAATCCTAAAGTTGCACTCCAACCACCTCGTGCCTCACCAGTGTCAACCGGGGTATCGAGAACTACGAATTGATTTGCAGCTTTCGCTACCAATTTTTTCGCTTCATTGGTGCCTGTGACAACCTGTTTTGCTCGGCGATTCATTCGGGCTTGAAAGCTGGCAATTCCTGTCTTAAAACTGCCAGCCATAATCTAAACCTTCTTTTTACTTTTTGCCGTGTAGAACTTGTCCTGTGTTGCATCCATTGCCACTATATGATGGTGCATGGCTTCGGTTTGCGTATTATCCAGTTCCAGTTCTTTACAATAATTTTGAACAGCGCTCCAAGGAATGGCACCATCGGTGCGCTCGCTATTCAAGTCTTTAAATGCATTGTAGAACAATCCTAAACCTAATTGCAGGTCCGGCGCGTCTTCAATGGATTTTGGGTATTTCTTACCACCAGCACGCTTTACTTGTTCTAATATGTTTCGTTCGGTCGGTCCTTGCTTTAGCGAATAAAGCAGAACCTCTGTTAGTTTTTTGCCTCTTGCTCCAGATCATCGACGCGGAAAGTAGCAGCTTGTTCTGCTGCGTCTTTCACTGCGATAAATAGTTCTGGCAGAGCTTTGAAAGTGGCAACTACATTTTCTGGCGTGAATGAGATGTTCTTCCCATCTTTGCCTTCAATGGCTGAAACCCAGACATCTTTGTCTTCGTTTTTCTCTTCTTGAGATTTGACAGTCCAACCAACAACAATTGATTCGGCATAGGCTTGGTACAGGATGTCCATTGCCACATCTTCGTGCATTGTGTTAGCTGCAAGGGCTCGACGATGTGGACGAGATTTTGCCTCCATCACTTTTGCATATTTCTTGTTGGCTCCACCGGCGCGCGCGATGCGAATACGGAAAGAACCATAATCCAGTTCAACTCCACCTTTTTCAAGGTCGTCGTTAGTTTGGAAGCTTGAGTACATTGACATAATAAAATCCTTCGGGTTATCGGGTTTTTGTGGAGCAGTTTTTACGCTGCAGCCACGGTAGGTAGGTAATCAAAGAACACCATCATCATAGTGTAATCTAGAGTTGGATCGATAGACGCAGCTGTCGCAGCATCCATATCAAGAGGGAGCTTGATTGGTTCATCTTGTTCGATATTTGGACGACCATCACCAAGCGTGATAAGAGGCACATCAAGAACGATACCTGCATTGTTTTTAGACAGTGCGATATCCAGTGTGATGCTTGTGTTTGCACGAACAGATTCGATGGCAGCCACGTCCGCAAAATAAACTTCGAGAGAACCAGACACTTGGAAAGTACCAGCAGTCACATCGAATGAACCTAGAGTACCAACCGCTTTGTTTGGAGACAGGTTGTTATTCAGCGTAATTGTGATATCGCTTGCGAAAGCGAATAGTGGGTCTGGCGCTTCGTTAGACGAGCTCACAGCAGCCAATTTAATGCGACTGAAATCAGAGCTTGTGTTAAATGCGTCAGTTTCGACAAGAGAAGGTCTGTTTCCTGTTTTCAGAGAAGTAGGACCATCAATTGTTGAGCTGTTTGTTCCCATGAACGAAAGATCAGCAGTCATGATATCAGCAGTAGGAATGTTGAATGTCACTTCACCTGGTACCTGACCTTCAAGATATTCGGCTTGAATTTCTGCTGTGAGCGCACCATCTGGCGCACCAAGGGTACGTTCAAAATTATAAGAACGGCGTTTGATCAACGCAGCAAGTTCGTTTTTCAGCACGCGCCCGAAGAACACATTAACTGTCAGAGAGCCAGCGCTTTCGACAACCATTACGCTGTCAGACTTGTCAAATTCAATGTACGTTGCGGCAACGCTACGGATACGTTTGAAGCCATTATTTTCTGCGTTTGTGAACACAGTACCGGCACCATCAGAACCAATGTACATCCACTCGCCGGGGATAAGCCCAAAATCGGTAAAGTCTTTTGCACCGGTTGTACGAACAAGGCGAGGTAGTGGGTTGGTAACGTCAATTTCAACTTCGCCAGCTACAAAAGCGTGACCGACATTTACGATGCGCGCAGTTGCAGGCGGTGAAGCCTCCGCGATAAGAACACCATCAGCGACTTCAACAGAAGTGTTGAGTACAATTGCTGTTATAGCATTCACTGCATTGTTTGCAGCATTCGTGAAATTTTGACCTTGGATCAGGTCGTCAACTTGGTATGCCCCAGTTGCAGCAACTTCGTATTCATCTGGGTTACCAGAATCAACGTCAACGACTGTAACAAGTTCTTCACCTTTTATGCGATGATCTGCGAAAAAGAATCCTTGTAGGATATCTTGCAGGTTTGTTTGTGTAACATCGGTGCCAAAGCCACCATTTGCATCGAGATCAACAACAACACCTTTTTTACGCTGGCGTGAATCGTTGATTGGATTACGGGCTTTCGTCGTGATCGAACCACCAAAGTCGTCGTAGCCATTAGGCTCAAGAGGAATCCAGTCAGGAGTGCCGGGCAGAGTACCAAGCGTGGCACCAATTACTTCTTCCGCATAGCGCAGCCCAGTGGCATTACTATCAATTTTTACTGCTGCGACCATTTCGAATTCCAATCTTGTTGTAAAGGAGCGGGAGCATCCAACCCGACAATGGACACCCCCTAACTTTCCCGAGTCGGGGCCGGTTAATTAATTTGGATAGATTGTCTCACAGCGTTAACCATAAATCAAGAAATATTTTAAATGGCTCTATATGGGCTTGACACTTGAAAACCGGTCAATTTGAATAAGACACTGTGTAATTGGGTCTCTTTTTGCCATCCATTGCAATTCATCTCGAATTCCAGCAGGCACATCTTGCGTTGATGCGCCTCTGAGCTCGACTAAATGGTCTGTGATAATGACGCTAGGAATCGTAAAAACGTAAACATTTCCAGATAAGTCATTGTAATTCCAAGACAAAGATATTGTGTCGTGATTCACAAAATTATTGTATAAATCCAGTGTCTCAAAATAAGCTTCTAGCGATCCAGAAATTTCAAAACGTCCAAGTCCTACATCAATCGGATATTTTGTTCCAACTGCAAATTGCTTTTTCGCATTTGCATCAATATCCAATACTACTTTTTCCACTGCAGTTGTCATCGGCAAACCATCTTTACTAATATTTCCGATATTCGCCGTGCAATGAATTACATTTGTGGTTACAGATCGTAATCTATTATACGAAGATGCATTGAACTGATCCATTTGTGTCAGAGACTCCAGCACTGTACCCGACACTAAATTATCTCCATCTTTCAGCAGAATGGAATCTCTCGGTGTGACTCTTCTTCCTTCCAGGGCAACCTCGCCCATCACCATTTGTCCCGCCATCATGTGCAGCGACAATGCAGATACTCTCATGCCATCTTGCAGGCTGCTAATTCCTAAATCTTCGTACTGTTCTTCAATCGTGAATGATTTTTTTGATGCCTGTGGGTCGGTTGGATTTTTCAACACCGATCCTTTTATTGCTACAGCTCCAAGAACCGCCACACTTGGTGGGTGAGGCGTCACAGTTAGAGTGTCTGCACCAGCAGCCGTAATCGTGAAGAAACCGCGTGCAGCGGCTGCGCTGGCAACAGAAACAGTAGAAAAAACCATTGCTCCACCTGAATCCACCATTTCGGCAGCTATGGCGGTTACTAAGTTCGTCAGAAAATACAAAGTGACAACAGAGCCAGATACGGTTGCCCGGATGCCAATGTCTCCAGAGTTGTTTTTTTCATTGATCGCCGAGCAGATATTAGTAGCAGAATCAGCACTGGTTGCTCCAGTAGCAAAATCGACACCGGCAAATAACGAAATTATATCGATACCGTCAGTCATAGAGACATTATCGCCAGCAGTCACGGTGGCGCTGAATGTGATTGTTTGATTAGAAAATGTGATTGATCCGGTAGGAATATCAAGATAAATTCTCTGACCTACAACAAACGATCCTAATTCATTATTCCCATTGCTATCAATTGTCGAATTACCACCTGTACCCAAACGAATGTCTGAACTTTGAACAACCACATCATTTGCATCGATCAGAAACGCATAGCCATTTGTTGCCTCAATAGTGCCGGGAGACGTAGTAAAGGTGATCGTTGTATCAGTAGCACCAAAAGAAATTGTGCTGATAGCATTGTATCCATTATTGCCTTGAGTCAGAAATCCTTCCAGCTTCACGATTTGACCCACAAAGAAGTATCCAGTTACATCTGCGCCAGACACCACTATGGTGTTATTGGCTGTCCAAGCAACGTCACCAAATTTGTCAAACGTCATTGATCTCGACCAAGTGCCTGATAAAACAGCCTCTAAGAAAGCATCGTGTGACCCTGCACTTATTTCAAATGATTGTTGGGAATTGGCACCATGAGTCACTTCAACTATTCTGCTCACCATGCGGTCGCTATTAAGCTGCCCATTGAGTACTGAATCTTTTTCTGTTATGAGATTGTTATGGATGAAATTTATAACTCGCGCAGAGCCATTGACTGGAGTTTGTCCCCATTCAGTTTCATCAAGGATAACAAGTTTGGAATCTTGAGGGTGGGCTATTTCGGTCACGCTTAAACTCCTTTAGTATCGATCAAATAACTGATATCTAAAGACAGCGAATACCGCCCATTTTTCAAAAGCATATTTTCATAATTTGGTTCGCCCATGACAACACGTCCGCCTGTCACAGGATACTCTTTTTCTGCGAAGTAGTTTCCTAGAAATTCAGCAACAGCATCGCGCTCCGCTGTAGCTGTGTCTTTTGCAGCTGACACTTCTACTTGGAAACGCCCATGAGATCGACGTGGCTTTACAGAGCCAATGCCCGTTCTCATCGAATTTCCTGGATACATTTGCGGTGCAACTTCCAAGGCTTCATTTGTTTCATCTCGGTCGTCGTTTTCCCATCTTATTTCAACAGCCGGATACGATGCTGTGAGCTGTGCCAGCAACCGTGTCTCTAATGCTCGTCTAACTTCTAAGTGGCTCATTATCTTTTTCTCAAATGTAGCATAGCCAAGCCTTCGCCGGGTACGCCTTTTGCTTTGACAATATCCCAAACAACGCCTTTTGCTGTCACGGTATCATTGTCGTTTGGTGTGAATGTTTGGTCTTTAAGAGGGAACAGGCATTTGATATCTGTGCGCCCATTTATGCTTTCATCCTTTTCTTGCTCGGACGCGGTATAGTCCGGCAGAGATGCCAATGAAATGACATGATCAACCACTGTCTTTGCTGTGTTCGCAGACGTAGCCGGATCATAAGCTGAGTCACCTTGTTCGTGATATGTGATTTGTTCTGATAAGTCGTCTGTGATCTCGAAAGCAGTTACGACGAGACCGGCAACTAAATCTTTAAGAGCCATGTTTAACTCCTTACAATTTTGCCGAACGAACTGCCATTTGCGTTTTTGACACTTCCAAGGTCTTCAATTAACAGGAACACATCATTTGGAATGGTAATGGCGGTGTATCCTGTAGTGAACGTAATTTCGATTACATCCACGACCAATTTTTCGATGCCTGCAGAATCAAGAGGCTCGCCAAGATCACGCGCCAGAAGAAACCTTGTCAGTTCCATGATCGCGTATTGCAGTCGGATCGGGATTGTTGTATCCGTGATCAGAATATTTTCATGATCATAGGCATAAGACCGAGGCCAAGCCAGGATATATGTCTCGTTCAGTTTTGTTCCTTCGAACGCCATACGGTATTCGATATAGCGGGTAGCCCACACAAGAACTCGCTCTTTTTGATCGTCTGACAATGCATCCCAGACAAGAAAAGCATTAGCGTTCGCTTCAATATAGTCGCTGGCAGCAGCAAGCGTAACGTAGCCGTTAGCTCCCGCAACTCCTGATCCATCTTCAATTACATAACTGAATGCCATATTTTGTCCAATTCATATTTGAATCGCATTCTACCACAGAGACATGGTTAACGCTACATTTATTTGAGTTTGGAAAATGCGGTAACCCACTCGCGCGCATGCTCTGATCGAACCACATCCTCCGGTAGGAACTCAACAATGTCGGCGTCTATGTCAAACTTTTCAATAATCTTCAACACATCTTCCAGACCTGAATCATTTATATCAATTTGTGAGGGATCGCCAGTCACAACATATGTGGTGTTCTCGCCTTTTCTTGTCAAGAATAATCTCAGATCGGAAAAGGAACAATTCTGTGCTTCATCCAAGATGACGAAAGCATCCCTGAATGTGCGTCCGCGCATGTGCTCAAATGACAGGAATTCAATTTCTTTTGTCATCAGCATGCGCTGCAGCTCGTTGGTGCTGACTTCATCTTTGAACGCATCCATGAGTGGGACCAACCATGGTGCCAATTTCTGTTCCAGCTTGCCTGGGAGAAAACCCTGTGCATGCCGTGGGTCGGAAACAGTAGGTCTGGCGATGAGAATTTTGGAGGTCTGGCGTGCTTTCAATTTTTGAATAGCGATCCGAGCAGACAGCCATGTCTTGCCGGTGCCAGCTTCGCCTACTGCAAAAACTTGATCGCAATTCTGCAGGCTATCTATGAGATCGCGCTGCCGGTCATTTCTTGGGATTATGGGAGGTGCTTGATGTGCTTTTTTCGCAGCTCTTCGCTGTTGACGTTTTCGGGCCTTATTACTAATTGATTGCTCAGACAATACAGTCTCCTAAGCGTTAGTTTTTCAGTTCGAAGTGTGGCAATCGCAGGCCGGGGCGGCGAACGATGCCGGGATAATAGCTTGTGTTTTATTCTTTTCAAAAGAGTTCATTATAGGAATAGCAAAGAAAATAACCAAAGCAAGTAATAGTGCGCTGGTCCCATATTTATTCCAAAGATAATACAGTGCTTTTTCCATATTATTGCACAAGCACTTGTTGCATGATAGCTCCGAGGAAGCCAAGAAGAACGAACATCGTGATCCGCATTAGAATGGTATTGATTTTACTCACACCTTTTTTGATATCTTCCATAGTTTCTGTCATGTGTTCAACGTCTTTACGGTCAAGTGCCGTTTTCAGTTCTTGATCATGCATACGCTGTTCAAGTTTTTTAAGTCGATCATTGAAATCTGTTATTTCGCCCATGGGTTTCTGCTCTCTTGTGGTAGCAGCGCCCCGCGCTGGATTGAATGAGTGAGGCCGGTGTCTAATGCTCGACTTTTAGAATACACTTGAGTTGAAAGAGCTTTCACCGCCTCAATATTACAGTATCACGAGATATGGTTAACAAGCAATAGATTAAAAATAAATATTTTATACAATCGCGATGACTGTCGTATAGCTTATGTCCAACAGTGCGGAGAAACTGGAAGCATCACCATTGCCAGTATCGATTGTTGATGGTGTAAAATATTCCAGCGTTCCACCACCATCGTTTGTGGCTCTGAGTCTGAACTGGGCATCGGCTGGAGAAGCCTGCCCTTGTCCAAATTCCATACTGATGAAACCTTCGCCATTTGATGCTATTTCCACCTGTCTGAGCGTGTTCGGAGTAGCAACCCAGGTGCTTCCACTATCTACACTGGATTCTACCCATATTAGCAATTCAGAAGCCTGTCCGCCGCCTGCTCTTTGAAGATGCAGGGATAATAGAGACACAGCGGTAGATAATGCAACTTTCAGTGTCACAACGCCATTGACTACAAGCATATCGTCGTTTTCGACAGAGCCAAAGTCAATTGTCACACAGGACGCTGAATCTCCCGAAATAAAAGTTGGTATCGTTGTCCCGGCAGACTCGCTGTGCGCTGCTACGTTTTTCGTGAACTCAGTGATTAACGTGATAAAATTATCGTTAATTTTACCTGCTGCAACTCCCCAAGTTGTTGAGGATAGGATTGTTGAAATGCTCATTATATTTCTTTCTCTGATTAAGCAGTTTTTGTTATATGCTCGGCAATCTCAGTTGGAGTTAATGCCCGATCCACTAATGTAGCCACACCAATTCGACCTAGTATGCCAGCTCCACCACTATTGCTGAGGTCGCCTAAATACGATCTAGTGTGCCATGCAGTGGGGTCAGCCACTGACGTGTTCTCATCTATCTCAACACCATCCACATATTCTTTCATAGTTGTAGATGCCGCATCATATGTCACAGCAAAATGATACCATGTGTCTATTGCAGGGGCTGGTGATGCCGATGCCACTTGATCGAAGGCACCATTGTGTGCAGCCTGCCAAGCATTTGACGGAACCCAAAGAAGGTGCGAGTGGGTTCCTACAGGAGCATAGTATGCAGACCATACATTCATATTGCCAGCCAATGAATCAAATTTTACCCACACTAATTTTGAATAACTGCTGGCAATTAAATCAGCAGTACCATCTAATTCAACACTATCATCCGCTGCCGGTACTGATATAACATTTTTACCAACATCAGAATCAAAAACAATTGCTGCTGAGTTCACGAAGGTGACAGTCGCCGATCCAACCAAATCATCTGAGCCTACAGACACGTCAATGTGATTAGTGATATTTGCCGCAAAAGTAAATCCGAGTGTTGCGGTCGCTTCTATGTTGCTCGCCACACTTGCTCCAATCGCATTTATTGCAGATATTCTGTATTGGTAGGAAGTCGCGGCGGCTAGTCCAGTGTCATTGTGAGATGTAACAGCACCTATTCCAGAAGCAACCACAGAAAAATTACCCCCTGTAAACTTTCTTTCTATCACATAATCTGTGATAGTTGACTCTCCGTCAAACACAGGAGCTGTCCACGCCAAAGCCACAGTTGTTGCTGCCGGTGTTGCATCAAAAGTTATCACTTTATTTGGCACCGCCGGGCTTGCCGGAATACTTCCATTGTTGCCTCGGGCACTTTCCCAGCTATCAAAATATCTACTGCCTAATTTTCTCAGAGATTCAGAATCGAAATGAAGATTGTCTCCTTGTAAAGTGAGATTGGCGGTATCCACATAAGCACAATTTACAAAATTGTCTGGTATCGCAGCCATGGCATCATCCATCTCTTGTCGATCTGAATTTATTATAAACTCGTCACAGAAACCTCCAGCTACAAATGGCCCAGTTACGTCTACAAGCATTTGATCAATCATAGCATACAATAAATTAGGATATGTGACAGGTATGCCTACATCAGACTCGCCTTGCTGCCAGAGTGTTCCTCCCATTAGGGCGTTTGGTACTAGACTCTTTGCCAAAATAATTCTAGCAACGGCATCAGAATAAAGCGAGTCTACCGGATTCCAAAAATCATTAGAGAAACCTGATCCAGATTTTCCATGTGGTACTAAAATTAATGTTGCATTAGGGTACCTTCTCATGAAAGCTATCGCAAATTGTAAAGCAAACCCCATGTCTCCAGGCGTTTCATCCACGTGATCGAGAGGTACCGTAGCTGCGACTATTTCTCCAGATTGATTTAATTGCATTACACCATCTGGATATGCCTGCCCACTATCAAACGTATCAGAGCCTACAGCATTTGACTGACCAAAAACTCCGACAATTGCAGGTCCAGTGATTTCTGCCGGGAACCCTCTTTGTGCCACCGGTACAGAATCAATTGAGAAATGTAGTTTAACATCTGAAATGGTGATTGTGCCCGAAGGCTCACCATCGGCAAGGATAACGCTGACTGCGCTCCCCGCGCGCGGTCCTACATATACTGCTAAATTTGGTGCCACGTAAGTATCATCAGTAGTGGCATCAGTACCATCAACTCTGTAATGAAATCCTTGTTTAGAGATCATACGCACAGTAGCAGAATAATTATACGCTGTCGCACTCTCTGCTGTAGCAGCAGCAGCTTCCAACTCTTGCGATGATATTTCGTAGAATGATTCAGACATTTTTATTCCTTACCTGCTTTTTCTGATAACCATGTTATCAGTAATGTATCTTCTGCTGCTGTTAATTCTTCTGTTATCACTATTTGATTTGTCAGCCCAGAAAACCTCAAACTATCAGAAGCCGCTCCCCATCCTGAAAAAGATAAAATATCATTTGTCATATCTAATCCTTTTATGGTTATTACGTGAGGTGTTCCGTCTGATGCTTCGGTGTGTAATTGTTGTCTCGTATGCGGCGACACAGCTACACCATCGACGAAAGTTCCACGAGTTGCAGCCGGTGAATTTATATCTGCACTTATATCTCCAGAATCAAATCTCCCAGCGTATGGAGCAGACGTGCCTTCAAATCCTCCAGAAGAAAACAGTACAGAATCATCATCTGACGTTGTGCCTGCCCAATAGAAATCTAAATCGCTAACATTGGCATTCTCATTTAAAAATCCGATAGCATAGCCATCATTTGTTCCATCAGTATTAATTCCATATATGCCATTTACTATGCCGAGTAAACCACGATATTCTGCAGTTGATTGTGACATGTGCGCGCCTATCAGCGGACGTTCATATGCGTAATCTATTTCCCATTCAGTAACCCCGGAAAATGCACTAGATATTATCAATGAAGGATGGGATAGAATGAGTCTCTGATCTATCTCAAACCATTCCCCAATGGTCGATTCTCGTGGCACAATATCAGTCCATGTACCATGATATGTCTGCAATGAAGTGGACGTAGAACCACTGACTCTTCTAGCTCTCATGTTTCTTTTATTTATTGTGTTTAGAGGAATTCCCTGCTGTATTCCGGCTAAATTAGCGGTTGCTGTAAACACATAATTACCATCCACAACGGCTCCCACACTCATATTACTCAGAGCATATGGATTCCAACCATTTGGTATCAATATGCCTCCGCCTGCATCATAAGTTCCTTCTGAGAAATTAGGATTCTCCAATATATTAGATTGTTTCGCAATGAATTCATCTGGAGACATGTCACGAATAACGGCCTTATCTAATATAGTATAAACTGAATCTAAATGTGCATTGACCGGATCAACAGCAAAGGCATCCTTGTACATTTTTGTCAAGTCAGACAGGTCCCATATGTGTCTCAATTTGCTGCCCAGCATGAAAGGGTGCCATTTAACATCCGGTGTAGGATTAATTGTGACTGCACCTTTTTGACTGTAAAGCCTTATTGAAGACAAGAATACATCACCGGACGTTTCTCCTGAGGCAAGCAGCACGCTTACTAGCGTATCTTTAGGTGGATTGATTAATATTGGATCGTTGGCATCCACCAGAGTATCAGACGTTGTGGCAACTGTCCCTATAGCATAATGAAATGATTTTGTAGAGACTATTCGAACCAAAGCACCATATGAATAAGCGTCAGCATTGCTAACCACATCTGGGATAACACTGACAGATTGAGAAGATATTGTGTGAAAGGCTTCTGCCATAATTTTTCTTTCTTAGCTAACAAATACTGGTGTGCACACTAATTTGAATGTATCAGTTCTTGTGCCGGAGGTGTTGTAGATATAAAAATCAGATATACCCGTTTGTCTTATAAATGGTCTGTCAATTATAGCACGAGAAAACAGTCGAGTAAACTGTCCCCCTTGTACAGTATGCTGATGGTGATGATAATATGCGTTGCCGTACCCTTCGCCGCTTATCGTTGCATTTATCATGCTATTTTTTGTTGTATTGGTAAAACTTCCCCAAGTCGATCCATTATAAGTCGTGAGTAATCCGCCTCTTGTGGCAAAATCTCCCAGACCTATTCCCACAACATAACAAGTCGTCCCATTTACTGGCGAAGGCACATCTGCGCTGTCGCTGAAAGCATAATCAACAGTATGTGAAACTGTGCTGGTTGCATCAGTGCTCACAACTTTTACATCCCATTCCCAGTCCCTATAGCCATTTACTTGCGGCTTCATGAGCTGAATGTATCTACCTATGGTCGTGTTGTATGTTGCTTCAACAGTCAACGGTCTCTTGTTTAAAGAGTCCATTCGTTCAACAATAATTTGTCCAATATTCACAGTACCTGTGCATTGAATTAAAGACAAAGCTATAGAGGCGTGGTGCCCATTACCGGTATACATTATCATTTCATGTATAGCATAATCTCCACCCGTTGACTCATAAGGTAAATTGTATGCCAGATCACCTTGTAAAAGACGATACGAATTTATGTACGAACTAGCCGTCCCATCTGTATTCCCAGTTTGCGTGATCAGTCCTACTTCCAGCCCATGATTCCTATTTCCAGGGCCTCCGTTGAGCACCATCTCCGTTCCAATTTTGTAGCGAATTTTTACTCTGTATCTTGTGAACGGATTGACAATGAACGTCTCTGTCTGATATCGAGTTAAATTCACACTGCTTCTATATGCCGTGGCAGTCATTAGAATAGAGTGTGCTGATTCATTTAAAGTTTCGCCATCGTCAAACTCACAAGTATCACCAGACGCAGCAACAAATGCTCCATTGTTAACATTTGTGAACGCAGAATCATAAATAAGATTTGCCGCGCCAATCGCCGACCATGGCACTAATTGTACGCCACTTTCTACGCACACCCGGCACAGTTCTTCAAGATGGGCTGCATGAATATACGGTATTCCCTCGGCATCACCTTCGGCAGCTGTCTGTGGAGTGTAATGTGCATAGATAATTGCTGTTTTCTTATGTGATCCACACCCTCGAACAAAAGCTAGGAGTCTTTGAAAGGCCGCATCATTATTGCTTGGGTCTGCCGGTATCGCAGACCAGTGTTGTGTAAACTCACTTTCCTGATCGGTTATGTACAAATGATTTCCGCTGACTCCAATATCCCCATTGATTGATCTCACCTTATCATACAATGAATAGTATGCGTTATCACTATCTGTGTTTCTCGCACCTCCACGGTAGACAGCACCATTAATTTTGTAATTAGAATATTTCGGGTACGTCAGAGTTCCGGCAACAAAATCATTCCCATTCCAAACCAATTCACCAGTCAGGAGCTGGACTATTTGTAGATTTTCGGCTGCTGCATCAGCTGCCATTACGTCTTCATCAGCCGATAGATTTAAATTTGGATGATTGCATATTTCCCAACCATAATCTTCTATCAGACTGCGCATAGCATCTGCTGTCACCCACGGTCGCCCAGCACCATCTTCGTTGTCCACATCTTCTACTTCAAGAGACAGTGATGCAGAGAAGCCATGCTTTGCTAAAATTGGCGCAGCTATCTCCCAATTATTGTAATATCCATCATCAAATATCAATACCATCTGAGTTGGTACCAGGCGCGTGGCTGCAATAACTTGTTCTATAGCACTGGTGTCAGTTACAGCGATTTCAGAAGAGCTGCGGTCGCCCGGATACTTATTGATGGAAGACACATTGATGGTACCAGCTGATTGCCCAGCAGCAAGGATCAAGCTTACCGGTACCCCTTTAGATGGCGCAACCTCCACAGAGCCTCCAGCATTCACCAAAGTGGAAGAGATCGTCGCGTCTGATCCATCGATTGTAAAGTGAAATGCTTTTGGTGACGTTAACCGGACCATGGTCGCGAAAGTATAAGCCACCGCTTTGTCTTCCACCATAGGTGTTAGATCAACGGTCTGCGTAGATGTGACGTAGAATGATTCAGATAACATCGCCGGTCCTTAATCCAAAAAGGCCGGAACTAATGTCCGGCCTGTTTAATTTGTGGTAGCCGTTACAGCTTACTTTTTGTCTTTGCCTTTACCAGTATTTGCAACTGGAATTTGGGCTTCGGCTTTTTTAACAACCTTCTCTGTTTGTGCAACAGCAGGCGCTTCACTTGGTTTTGATCCAGCAGCTTTTTTGATTTCAACTACATCAGGAGAAAGACCTTCGTTTTCTGTAGCTTCGTCCTCTGCAACTTTCGCAGCATCTGCAGCTTCGTCAGCAGGAGCCTTTGCAGCTTCCTTTGCAGCTTCCTTTGCAGCTTTAACTACATCGTCGGTTGCTGGTTTGAAAATAGGTTGTACCGGAGAATTTGAGGATGTTTTCCAGCCTAGAAGCTGTACAGCATCAAAAGCATTTGGAACACTCATTGCGTGAACTTTGCCTTTAAGGTCGGTTACGTTGAGGGTGATTTCATCTTTAGCAGTTGGCATATTGAATCCAATCGTGTGTGTCGAGTATTATCGAGTTGAAGAAACGAACAGGCCGGGAGATAAGTCCCGACCTATTATGTTAGAGAAGCTTATGCAGCGCCTGTGATAGGAGCCATGTATGCCCAGAAACCAGCAGCGGATGTGCCATCAGCTTTAGTTGATTTAACGCGGATTGCCGTAGCAGCACCGAGTTGTTCACGAGTTAGCGTATATGTGAATGCGCCAACAGCAGTAACCACTTTTGTTACCTGTGCAACGGTGTCATCAAAAGCACCAGTGACTGATGTCTCGATTGTGAGTGTTGCGCCAGAGTCAACAATTGCGTCAATAGCACCGAAAACTGTGAAGTCCAGAGCTACAGCGTTTTCGCTGTTATTCCAATATGCAGAAAGCAGATCGAAAGAGATTACAGCAGAAGTAACATCGTTGTTAGCTGCTGGGGGAGTTGTGCCAGTGGCAAGAAACACTGTTTCGGCGTCAATTGAGTGGCGGACAGATGATGCAGTCATAATTTTATCCTTAAAGTTGCATTCTTTTGTTGTGCGTAGGACTTATTGAACGTGGGGTTTTTACACCCCACTAATCAATTAAGTTGTAACCACTGCGTTAGTGATACCCCAGACGCGAGCAGCTGCGCGACCGTGCATGATTGCCATGCTTACCAGCCATTCAACGCGAGTACGCATTACCGGAGCTGACTGTAACTGACCAAGGTCCTCAACTTCCATGACACCGTTTTGGATGCCTTGAACTTTGTTGGTACCGAGGGCGATAACATATAGAGATGTTGATGTAGACCCACCGGCAGGACCAACTTCATTAAAGTCGATGATTTTTGTACCAGTGTCGTCGTAATCAACGTCGAGGAAAGGGATGCCGTTGTAGAAGTAAACACGGTCACCGAATTCGTTTTTCTCCCAAGTGATGTCCCCACCAACGTTTGCGCGAGCAGCAGCTGAGAGTTTACGGAACATATCTTTTGAACCAACGATGTGCGTTGCGCCATCAACTTCGTCGATAGCTTTATCGATAGCTTCAAGAGAGAGTGGAGAGTTGGCAGAAGGTGCGCCAAGGTTCGCAGGGATTAACTGGTTACCAGTGATGCGGACACGCAGACCATCAAATTCACGAGGCTCAAGAGCCGAGTTACCATTGATCAGTTTGCCAGTTATGTGCAGGGCCATTGATTTGATTTTCATTGCTTCCTGAGAAGAACGAATTTGCTCACCACGAGTTTTGATAAGCGCGCGATCAACGTCGAGATCACCACCCGCAATACGTAGGACTTCTACGTCTGGGTTGATAATGCCAGTTGATTCTGTGTATGATTCGTTGAAACCACGGAAAGCAACACCAGGAAGGGTACCTTCAACGTTGTACGAAAGAGACGAACCAGGAATGTCTTCGAACGGCATAGCAGCCAGAAGAGATGAGCTTGCTGCGAACATTTCGATTACAGCAGAGCGTTTGATGTCGCCTGAATTTTGTTTTGCAGCTTCCATTAGGGTAAGTGGCATAATATATCCTTACTTGAGGTTTGTTAATTTTCCTTACCCCCGGCAAGAATGATACGGTTTTTACGCCGCGCTTAGTTTGTTTGCATAATCCAACCGCACATGTGCTGGTTGTTTATTGAATTCTTCTTCGCTCATACCTTTAGGGTATTTGCTTTTGCCATCTGAACCCTCTGCATCGCCACCTGTGTTAGGTGCGAAAAAGTGTGGTGCAGTTTTCTGCAGTCCCTGAACAAATTCAGCGCCGGACATTGGTGATACACCATCAGTTCCATAAATCACTGTTGTTCCATCGGCTTTCATAGGAACTACTTCGTCTTCGGCATTCACTCTGTAAACAGCGCGTGCGCGCGTCAGAATGTCTGGTAGTGCTTGGACGTTCACGCCGGACTCTGGGTCAAGCACTGCGTCAGAAATATATTTGTCAACGATAGTAGTGTTGAATTTTTCAGTGCTGGCAGCCAGCGCCTGAGTCAATGCAACATTCTTGTCCGTAACTTCTGTCAGTTGAGCAGTGTGCTCTTCTGTCATTTGTGCAACACGAGAAACCAGACCAGCTTCAATAGCCGCTTCGATGTCTTTTGGTGCTTTCAACTTACCATTTTCGACATCTTGGGCTACTATGCGTAGGGCATCGAGATCGGTGGCAAATTGATCAGCATCTTCACCAACGATTTTCTTGTATCCTTCAATCACCAGTTTCAGAGCATCGCGATCTTTTGCAATCGCAGTATTGTTATCTCTGAACTCAGTCAGTTTTTCGTTGGAAACAACGTTGATAGTGAATTTTCCATCATCGGTTTTTTTGATGATGTCTTCAAATCCCGCAGGGATTTGAGCTTCGTCGGCAAATGTAATTACGGGCATACTTTTCTCCCAGAAAAGTTAGTTATCGTTCGGGTTAATGAAGGCATTGTCCCACAGCGTTAACCATAAATCAAGATTTATTTTCAAACGGCTCAAACATTTTTCTTAGAACGCAAAAACCCCGCGCTGGTAAATACCAGGCGGGGTACATCGGATTGGTAGAAGATAATGGATTCGAACCACTGACGCGCCGAGCTTCAATCGACCGCTCTACACACTGAGCTAATCTTCCATATTGGTCAAGGTGGCTGGATTCGAACCAGCGGCCCCCGGAGTCCAAGTCCGGTACTCTACCTGCTGAGCTACACCAAGTTATTCATTTCTGAGTTATAGCAAAATTCGCTATACCTCATAAGTATTTGCTATATCTGGTCCTAGCATAATGAGTCGAACATTAATCTCCGAGGCCACAACTCAGCGTCTTTACCATTGGACCATGCTAGGATATTTGGATCACCCTCTAGGATTCGAACCTAGATTCTAAGGGTCAAAACCTTTTGTCCTCCCATTAGACGAAGGGTGAATATATTGGTGCCAGTAACAGGAATCGAACCCATGGCATCCGACTTACAAGATCGGCGCTCTACCTACTGAGCTATACTGGCGTTGTTAATTGGTGGGTCGCCAAGGAATCGAACCTTCTCGTCAACCACCTGTGTGTTTCATAGACAGCGGGATTACAATCCGCTCACAGGGAGGCGACCCTGTGTATAATAGCTTTCGTCTAGTAATCGTTTTTCGAGTTTTTTGTTCTCAGTAATCATTTTTCGATCCTTGTAATCACTTTTCGCCGTTTGGTGTCTGAGTGATCTGTTTTCATGGACTGGTACCTGCACTCAGAGTCGAACTGAGAAATTTAGGATTTTAAGTCCCTTGACTTTACCGTTTGCCCATGCAGGCATGTTGATTGGTGTCCCACCTCGGACTCGAACCGAGAAAACTCTTGAGCCTAAATCAAGCGACTTTACCAATTTGCCCAGCAGGACTTGATTGAATTTTATGCGCTAACCCGTATAATTCAGTTTTATACGGGTTAGCGCATATGATTGGTACCCAGTAGAGGAATTGAACCTCTGACGCGGGGTATGTAAAACCCCCGTTCTCCCACTGAACTAACCGGGCATGTGTTGGAGCTTACGGTAGAAGTCGAATCTACGGCCTTCCCATTCGTAGCGGGACGCTCTTCCAGCTGAGCTACGCAAGCATATTTGTTTGGCCTTCCCGGTAGGACTCGAACCCACGACACGCGGGGTAGAAGCCCACTGCTCTTCCAGCTGAGCTACGGAAAGATGAATTGGAGCGGGTAGAGAATTTCGAAATCTCGCACGCGGGGTGGAAGCCCACTGCTCTGCCTCTGAGCTATACCTGCATAAATTTTGGCGGTCTATGGGAGAGTTGAACTCCCGACTTCGCACTGACAATGCGCTGATTTACCACTAAACTAATAGACCTAAATGTGGTCCTTATATATGATGTATTAAGGAAAATTGTGAGGGAGGGCTGGTTGCCCATATCGGATTTGAACCGATGCCGCTAGGGTGAAAACCTAGAATTCTAACCAGACTAAACTAATGGGCCACTATTAGTGGCGTGTCTCGTTTTGTCCGACCAGATCGACCGTGAGATAATCTCGTAACGGTCGTTGGTATCTACCGACAACCCGCACAGGTGTACCCACGGTCAAGCCGTGTTGTAGTCCTGTAAATCGCTGGTTGTTTCTAGTAGACATAATCGTATCCATTAAGTTGAATAATTTCATTAAAGGGATACTCTCATATCCCTCAGATCGGAAGAGCGTCGTGTAGGGAAAGAGTGTAGAT